ACTATTCGTAAAAAATTACAAATTATTGCTAAAAGTAAAATTCCAGAATTTGACCCAGAATATGAGTACAATTAGAGAAAGCTTGATAGAAAGATTGGGTGATGATATAGATAGAAGTACAATCAATCTATGTGACAGGATCATATCTCAGCATAAATACAATCTAAACTTAGCTCAACAGTTATATATAGAAGAAAGACAAAATATTAAAGAGAGTAATATCTTGTCTTTAGCGCAAGAAGTATATAGAAACCCCGCATTATTTGAGCAAACAGAAGAATTCAAGAATGTCAGAAAATATTTGCAAAAAATATGGAGGGGCGGAGAATACGACAACTTAACAGATGAACAATTAGACTTTATCTTCTCGCAAGGTGGCAGTTTATCTCCAAAAGAGATATGTATGGCCTTATTCCCTGATAGAGAGTTTATCACTTTAGTTAAAACTATCACTTCTTTGATAGAAGCTGCTGGTATCAAAAGTGCAACGGATGAAGAAAGAGTAGAAGAGGTAACTACTCGTTACAACCCTCCTAAAACAGATTTACAAGTTGTCAATTTAATTAACAGGGCAGATTTTTCCGCTAAATACGAGTACAATAATCTAGATCTTAAAAAGAAAGATTGTGTAGCCTCTCTCAAAAAATTCTTGTCAGCCGATAGATTTGTAGAACTAGCGTCTTCGCTAACAAATGCTAAGCACAGAAAAGTTCTTGAGATGGAATTTGTTAAAGCTGTTTATAACAAGCCAGACCTGATTCCAGATGAGGTAAATACCTATATGACTCTTGCTCTAGAGTATGTAAACCAGCTAGAGATACGTGAACAGATAGCCATCTTAAACAAAAGACTTAAAGAGTCTACATCAGATAATGACGATGCTCGTAAATTTACAATCACTTTATCTGAAGCTTTAAAAGATAAAACATCTGCATACAATCAATGCTTGGACCGCTCTTTAAAGATGACTAAATCCCTGTCGGGAGATAGAATTAAGAAGTTAGAAAAGCAAGCAGCATCTAACGCCAGTTTAACTCAGTTTATTGAACTTGTCAAGGATGAAAAAGAACGCAAGCGAATGATGTTATTAGCTAGAGCAGCAGAATTTAAAGTTAAAGAAAGAATTGAGGAGCTCGATAGCTTCCAAGAGCTATTTGTGGAAGTTTTTGGAGTCGGGAAAGAAGAATTATTCAATCTGTAATGAAGTGTGAGCAATGTCAATCAGAGTTTTCCAGTATTCGCGGTCTACACTCACATATTAGTAGAGCCCACGGAGACCTACAGTCTTATTATTGGAAATTTTTTCCTAAAAAAGACTTGTATTCGCAAGAACTTATCAAGTTTACAGATTTAGAATCGTATCTTTCCACAGACTTTAATTCTAAAGAAAATTTCGCTAAATGGTGTTATTCAGCCGACAATACTGAAGTAAGAGAGTATATAATTAAGTTATTTAAATCTCGCGCAGAGAAGAAAAGCTCTAAATATTTTCCTTCTCAAGTAGAATTGAAAAGTTTATTCCTACCATCTTGGTATGGGCTAATATCTGTGTTTGGCTCGCTAGAAAATGTAATTCTGAATCTTGAACCCTACTTTGTATTTAAGTATAACTATAATCATGAGTTAATTTTTACAGAAGTAGATGAAACCATCTTAATAGATACAAGAGAGCAGAATCCTTTAAAATTTAAAAATTCTAGAATTCAAAAATTAAGTTGTGGAGACTACTCTACATCTGGTCAATTGTTTTCTGATGTATTTATAGAAAGAAAGAGTTTAAGCGACTTAGCTTCCACATTATCTGTTGGCAAAGAAAGATTTATAAGAGAAATACAGAGAGCTAAAAACTTAAATTATTACTTAGTTGTTTTAATTGAGGAAGACTTTGCTAAAGTTCTACAGTTAAATCCTCAAAACAGTTATAGCAAATTTATTAATGGAAAATATCTACTGTTTTGTATTCGTGAAATATTAGCCCAACATGATAATATCCAATTTGTTTTTTCTGGTTCTAGACAGAGATCTTACGAATTGGTTCCTAAAATTTTTCAACTAAAAGATCAAGTCAAATTTTTAGATCTAGAATATCTAAAAGATTTTAACAAAATTTAATTATGTGGGTAGAAGGACCTCATGCTGGAAAGCGTAAAAAATCAACAAATGACGAATTAGAGCTAGTAGAAGGCACATTAACAGATGCCGAAGCTCAAGTATGGTTTGCTAAATACTGTTTAGCGAATCCAAGTTTCATGGTTTACATTTTAACTCGGGTAGAGTTAGACCCAGTTCAAGATTTACTACTAAGAGCTTTTTTCTTAAAGGATTATTGTTTAGTTGTTGCTGGACGGGGGTTTTCTAAGTCTTTCGTTATATCTCTTTTTTGTATATTATATGCATTGGCTCACCCAGAGGTAAAAATAGGTATAGCTTCTGGAACATTTAGACAATCAAAGTCTATTATGCAGCAAATAGAAACGTTTGCCTCTCATCCTAAAAATGGAACATTTTTAAGATCATGTATAACAAAAGAACTAACTAAGTCTACAGACGCATGGAGAATGGAGATAGGTTACTCATCTATTACTGCTATTCCTCTTGGTAAAGTTCGTGGTTATCGTTTTAACGTTCTTATCGTTGATGAGTTGTTAGTTGTGAGTAAAGACATCTTGGATTCAGTTTTAAAGCCGTTCTTGATGGTTAGACAAGATGGTCCAAAACATGATCAAATTGCTAAAGCTCAAAAGATTCTTGTAGAAAACGGAGTAATCAAACCAGAAGAGGTCGAATCATTTTTCCAAAACAATAAAATCATAGGGCTATCTTCTGCCAGCTTTAAATTCGAATCTCTCTATAGAGATAATTACGTTCCATATGTTAAGACAATTCTTGACCCAGAATCTAAAGATGTAAACCACTGCGTATTTAGATTATCTTATAGGGCGGCTCCAAAGGCATATATGGAAGAATCTGCTATCGAAGACATGAGAAGAACTATGTCTACCTCTATGTTTAACAGAGAGTTGGAAGCTATTTTTAGCGATGATAGCGGTGGATTCTTCTCTGCTCAAAAAATGGAAGAAGCAACTATTCCTCTTGGAGAGTACCCAACTGTAAAACTTGTTGGAGATTCTAATAAAAAATATGTTTTAGCTATAGATCCAAACTATAGCAACTCTGAAACAGCTGACGATTTCGCTATGGCTGTTCTTGAATTAAACGAAGAAGACGAATCGGCAACTCTCGTTCACGCGTATGCGCTACCAAATAGCACAAATGAAGCCCGATGCTTGTATCTAAAATATCTTCTTGAATACTTCAATATAGTTTATATCATTGTTGATAATAGTGGTGGACCAGCCTTTTTACAGATTGCAAAAGAGTTTAAAATGTTACCTAGAAACCTAGATCTCTTTGAGCATGATTTTCTTAACTTTAACTTTCAAGAAGGTTTAGCTTTTACAAAGCAAAACTTTTCTAGTGAACAAGGTAAAATTGTTCATTCTCAAGCCTTTGGTATAGCTGGATGGATTAGAATTGCAAATGAAAACTTACAAGCAATGATAGAGCGCAAAAAAATTAAATTCGCTGCACCTATTTTCCACGACTCTGACTTCTCTCATAATTTAAAGTTGGCTATCCCAATGGAGACGCTTCACTTCTCTAAAGCTCAAAACATAGTTAAAGACTCTTCTGAAGAAATGCATGTCTTAGTAAAGACGAGTGCAGATGAGTTAAAAGCCGACTTTATAGAGCACTTATCAGACATGGTAAACCTAACTAAGAAAGAATGTTCTTTAATTGAGTTGACAGCTAGTATAAATGGTCACCATCAATATGACTTACCACCGTCTATGAAGAGAGATTCTAACCCAAAGAGAGCTAGAAGAGACTCTTATACAGCTTTACTGCTTGGTGCATGGGGAGTTAAATGTTATTATGATCTTAACAAACAGGAACCTCAACAGGCATTTATCTTTAGCCCTAGAATGTTTAGATAAAAAATAGAGCTAAAAAACATCTAGTAAGGAAAATTTAAGTGTAAAATTTTATATGGCCAGCAAAAAGAAAACACCTATCATAGAAGTTAACGACGTAGTATTACCGAAATTCCTGTCAGAATCTTCTTCTAATACTAGAAGTCGCGGCACAGGCGGTCAAACTTATTATTCACAACTATCTGGAGAGTTAGAAAACATAGTACGGGGTGTTTCCCCTTTTGGAAAGGATGGATCTGGCTCTATAGGTGTTGATGAAGCAATTTGTTTGTGTCAAAAGGCTTATTACAATATTCCTATTTTTAGAAACACTATAGACATTCAAACAGAATTTGCTAATTCTCACTTGCATTTTCGCGGCAAGAATAAAAGATCTGTAAAGTTTTTTGAAACTTGGTTTAAAGAAATAAATGGTTGGTCTCTAGGTGAAAGATTTTTTAGAGAGTGGTTTAGATCAGGAAACGTTTTTGTTTACAAGTTTTTATATGAAGTTCCAGTAGGGGACCTTAATAAAATGGCTCGCGCAGCCACAAAACAAATCCCACTGAAGTACACTATTCTAAATCCAGCAGATATTCGCTGTGATGGCGCTGCAACATTTATAAATTCTCTGTATCATAAGATGTTAAACTCATATGAGTTAGCTCGTTTAAAAAGTCCTAAAACAGAAGAAGAAAAAAGATTTTTAGAATCTCTACCTTCTGAAATCAGACAACAAATTAAAAAAGGTGAAAAGCCCCTTATCCCTATTGAGCCTCAGTACCTAACAGCTGTATTTTGTGGAAAACAAGATTATGAAGCTATGTCTATACCAATGTATTACCCTGTACTATTTGATATAGATTTAAAGCTGGAGTTCAAAAAAATGGAAAAGGTAATTGCTAGAACAGCAGATTACATGATTCTATTGATTACGTCTGGTGATAAAGATAGAGATGCTCTACAAAATTCTAGAATTTTAGCAGAGCTACAAACCCTCTTTGAACAAGAGAGTGTTGGTCGTGTGCTAGTATCTGATTACTCAACAAAAGCCGAATTTGTTCTTCCAGACTTAAATAAGATCTTAGGATCTGAAAAGTACAAGGTTGTTAATGAGGATATAGCCAATGGATTGATGAATATTTTCTGGGGAGAAGAAAAGTTTGCCAACTCAATGGTTAAAATTAAAGTTTTCTTAGAAAGACTTCAATCTGCCCGCGACGCCTTTTTGAACTGCTTCCTAAAAAAGGAAATGGAATTAATTGCAAAAGAAATGGGCTTTACAGATATTCCTGAGCCAGTTTTTGATGCTGTTGATCTCAAAGATGAAGTAGAATACATGAAAATCTACTCAAGATTGACAGAGTTGGGCATTCTAACCCCTGAAGAATTATTTGAAGCAATGGAGGGTCACTCTCTACCATTGTCTGAAAACTCTGTTCTGTCTCAACAAGAATTTAAAAAATTAAAAGAAAAGGGTCTGTATGAACCTCTTCTTGGTGGTAAAAAAGAAGAAGAAGGAAGACCAGCTGGAACAAAAGCTCCTCAGTCAACTAAAAAAGTTTCGCCAATCGGCGCTTCTAAATATAGTCTACAGAAAATTTCTGATAAAATTCGCTTAGCCAACGAGCTCTTGGCTTCTGTAGAAGAAAAATTTAGAATAAAAAATGGAATCAAGCGTCTTTCCTCTAAAGAAAAGGACATGTGCTGGATGATCACAGAGTCTATAATTGCTTCTAAAAATTCGTCAGAATGGGAAAATTCCGTAGAATTATTTTTAGAAAATCCTGCTCAAACCTTTGATCCAGAAATAAACGAAATAGCGTCAGAGCACAATCTGTCCTTTTTCTTGGCTGGAATTTTAAAAGATTCGAAAATTTAACTTGACTTTTTGAGAAAGCGTGGTACTATGCGGCCTCTATGGAAAATACAGAAACCAACGAAAACGAGCTTGCATTTCTAGAAAACGCTTCTCCTGAGCTTCTTGAATATATAGAATTCTTAGAAGAAGAATTAGAGTCAGCACTTGAAAAAGTAACGGATGGTCGAAACGCCATTTCTACATTTGTAGATTTATTGGCTTTCATCAAAGAAAACTTTGGCAATACAGCAGACTATCCGGTAAGAATTGATAACGATTTTTACAAAGATGTTTTTCTCAAAAAATTAACAGAATGCGAGGAAAATGTTCATAAATTTAGCAGTGGTGCCCCACTAGATTTAAGCGAGGACGAAATTTTTTAATGGATATATCTCTTTGTGGCTTTTACGGCTATGAAAATTATGGAGACACGTTGATGTCTCAGCGCCTCAAGGAGTTCTTTGGAACTTCAGGTTTTGAGGTTAAAATATTCTCTGATCGAGAGTCTAGCGAATCATTATCCTTTAAAAAGGATAACTGCTTGGCGTCTGATATTGTAGCTATAGGTGGAGGTGGAATCGTAAACCAAAACTTTTGGTTTTTTAAAAATAATCTTCACAACGAAATATACAAGCAGAAATTAATTTTGTTAAATGTTAATTTAACAGAAGATTCTGCCCCTGTTTTATCGGAGCTAAAAGATAAAATCTCTCTTGCTGTGGTAAGAGATAGTTATTCTGAGCAAATTGCCAAAAGGTATTTGTCAAATGTGATTTTTGCGCCAGACATCTCCTTTCTAGATAAAAATTTTGGAATTGTTAAGCAGGAGAAGAAAAATATAGTATCTGTCTGTCTTAACTACTACATATTTAAGAATTTCTTTAGCTCAAATATAAGGGAAAAGGTATATGCAGAAAGGGCTATTATAGAAATAGCATCTTTTCTAAACTGGCTGACAGATAGATACCAATACGAGGTTCGACTTATAGCTTGTCAATCTGATAATGAAGTAAACGACAATACAGTGAATGCTGTATTAAATGGATTCTTAAAGCGTAAAGCTAAATGGATTTATGACAAGAACTTGTTAGAGGAAAATATACAAGAGTCTCGATTTATCATATCGTCTAGGTATCACTCATCTCTGTTTGCTTTAAAGAGTGAAGTGCCATTCTTAGACATAACTCACCATTCAAAAAACCTCGCTTTTTTACGAGATGTTAATCTGTTGGACTGTTCGGTAGACTATTGGTTTATAGAATTGAATAAATTAATTAATAAATATGAAAAACATATTAAAAATTTAGATTTATCAAATATTAGTCGCTCTTATGGTGTATCATGTAATGAGAGTTGGAGTCATGTTTTAAACTCTATAAATTCACTATGAAAAAGCCTCATTGTTGCGAACCTCCAGATAATAACTGCAATCCCGGTATGATTGTTGTTTTTTATGTGCAGATATTCGTTCATAAAATCAAAAATATAGTAAAAAAGTTTTTCAATAAATTCTTTTAATGAAAGTTGCTTTTATTGGTAACATTTATTCAAAATGTGGTATCGCCACATACAACGAGCAACTATATTCCGCTTTATCTCCTTTATGTGAGGTAAAGTTTTTCGCAGAAAAAAGCGAAAATCAAGTAGAAAATATCAATTATTGTTGGGATAGAAATGAATTCCCCAAAGTTGCATTAATAGATGCTGTTGATGAATTTAAACCAGATATAGTTTTATTTAGTCACGAATATGGACTTTTTCCAAAGTCTTATTATTTTTCATGCCTTGTATCTTACTTTAAGTTAAGGGGTTATAAAGTTGTAACAGTTTATCATTCTGTTTATGAATTGCACAAAGACAAGATAACCTCTGAGTCTGTTTGTAAAAATATAGTAGTACATACTACCGAAGCAAAAAGTGCTTTAATTAGAAAGGGGTTAAATGCGGAAAATATAAGCGTTATTCCGCACGGTTGTAAGTTTTTAGAAAAAGATAAAATAGTTCCTAATCTGTGGAATCATTTTGGAAACAACCATGTAATCACTCAAGCGGGCTTTCTTTTTTATTACAAAAATCATCTTGAGATGCTGGATGTAGTAAGCGAATTAAAGAAAAAATATCCAGATATTGTTTATATAATTATAGGTTCTGAAAACCCTAAATGTCAAGAAGAACATAATAAAGTTTATGAAGACATTTCCAAAAAAATAGAGAAACTAAATCTCCAACACAATGTAATTATAGATAGGGGATTTGCGTCTGATGAGGTATTAATGGCATATATACGTACAAGCTCTGTATTTGTATTACCATATAAACCGGGACCAGATTTCGATGTATTTGCAGCTAGTGGAATGGCAAGATTAGTTATATCAACTTCAACACCTCTTGTTGTTTCTCACGCCAACTTGTTTAATGGACTCGACAATACTTGCCTTAAAGCTAACTCTTTGGATGAGTGGGTTGCGGCTATATCAAGTATATTTGATGCCAAATATGACAGAAAAAAGATGGTGGCAGAAAGAGAAAAGTTTATTAAAAACAATTCTTGGTCAGTAGCTGCCATAAAATTAGTAGAAATTTTTGAAAAAGCTAAATGAAGAGATGTAGTTGTTGCAAAGAGTACCTAGACGAAGACCAGTTTTCATTTAAAGGTAACAAGTTACAAACTTTTTGTAAGGATTGCCAAAAGGCTTATTCTAAGACATATAGAGAGAAAAATAAAGAAAGATGTCGTAAGAATTTGCAGGACTGGCGCTTGAAAAATAAAAAATGAATCTATTTCTAGATGATGAACGGTGGCCTACGACAGTGTTTTGGGTCCCGTATGATTACAATGCTCTTGACTGGATTGTCGTGCGTTCGTTTGAACAGTTTGTAGAAGCTGTGGAGTCTGGCAAGGTTAAACTAATTTCGTTTGATCACGATTTAGATCCTTCTAGTACATTTGAATGTATAAGGTGCAATACTAATCAAGAGTCGTTTAATTACAAAAAGGTATCTAAAAAAACTGGATACCACTGCTCTTTGTTTTTAAAAGACTGGTGTTTAAAAAACAATAGACCTATTCCAGAATACTTAGTTCATTCTTTAAACGAGAAGGGAAGAGACAATATAATTAGTGTTTTAGGTGTAGATAAGCTGCTTGGCACACATACTGTTGATCTTATTTTCGATAAAGCTGATGAAATCTTGAAAAGAAGAGAGTCATGGAATAAAAAGAAATGAAAGAAGAACTAGAATTAAAATTGGTCGCTAAATATCCAGACATTTGCTCTAATTATGGTGGAGATCAAATGGTTACATGTTTCCACTGGGGTTTTGAGTGTGGAGATGGATGGTATGAATTGATTGACTCCTGTTTAGAACAAATAGACTATATAGCTAAGAAAAATAACATCTCTGTTAAAATAGATCAAATTAAGTCTAAATTGGGTAGGTTAGTTATTTATTTAGATTTCGAAAAAGGTCCCACAGGTAAACATGTAAGTGCCGCGATTGATGCAATTCATAATATAGTAGATCAAGTATGGAAAAATTCACAAAATATCTCTGAAATATCAGGTCTACCAGCTTCCCCTAAAATAATCAACAACTGGATTTTTACTGTAACAGACTCGGAAGCTCAAGAAATAATCGAAAAAAATATAGACAAATGAAGTTTAGTATTATAACAGCAACAAATCTAAAAAATGCTTTTTTGTTAGACTTACACAAAAGTATACTAAATCAAACTTATAAGGATTATGAGTGGGTTATTTATTTAAATAATAAAGCGCAGTACAAGGATGTTCCTCATGAAATTAGACAAGACCCTAATGTAAAAATCTTTGAATCTGAACATAAAAGCTCCAAAATAGGCGTTATAAAGAATCAGGCTTTTCACCATGGTTCTGGAGATATTTTGGTTGAGGTAGATCATGATGACATGATTACCCCTGACTGTCTAGAAAAATTAGCTAAAGCTTTTCAAGACGAAAGTGTGGATTTTGTATATAGCGATGATGCTGTATATCAGACCAATGGAGATTTTGTTCCCTATAATCCAGCTTTAGGGTGGACATATAAAACCTTTCCTTGGCAGGATAAGGAGCTAATCTCTATGAACACATTTCCAGCTACCAGTCACAGTATTGGTTATATATGGTTTGCACCAGACCATGTAAGAGCTTGGAGAACATCTTTTTATAAAAAAATAGGCGGACATAATCCTGAGCTATCTGTTTGTGATGACCACGAACTAATGATTCGTACTTATTTACATGGAAACATGCACCAAATTCCAGAAGCTCTTTACATTTATAGAGTTACAGGACAAAATAATTGGTTAGATAGAAATGAAGAAATTCAAAAAATCACAGTAGAACTATTTAATCAGTACGCTTGGGATTTGGCTGTTAGAGACGCACAGAAGAAAGGTCTTCTTGTTGTTGATATTGGAGGTGGTCTTCACCCAAGGGCGGGGTGTCTTACTATAGACCAAGAAGGAGCAGATATTACATGCGATCTAAATGATGGGATACCCCTGCCAGACAATAGCGTTGGAGTGCTAAATGCTTCTCATGTTTTAGAGCATTTAAAAGACCCTTTTAAGTCTATGCAAGAGATTCATAGAGTAGTTTGTCACGGTGGTTGGGCTTTTATAGAGGTGCCATCAACAGATGGGCGAGGTGCGTGGCAAGATCCTACTCACGTGAGCTTTTGGAATGAAAATAGTTTCCATTACTATACAAGATTTAGTAAAGCTCACTATATTAGAAATACCACTGTAAAATTTGTTGAACAAAAACTTGATACAATTTGGTGGCCAGAAAACGTAGCCGTTACTAGGGCTTGGCTCAACCCAATAAAAGACGGAAATCGCTTTCCTGGTGTAATAAACATTTGAAACAAACTCTCTCTCTAACTGTATAAATTATATGAAGACGTTAACATATCTAATCTCGGCGCTGCTTCTCACTACTCCTGCATTAGCAAAGCCAGATATTACTTGGGACGACCCAAATCCTACAACAGCAAACGTTGTTGCTTATATTGTCTATGAAAAGGTTGTTAGTGGTACAACTGTCACTTGGAAGCCAATTTGGCGAGTTACTACAGGTAAAACATTTAATCTACCTGCTAAGACTGTAACTACTACATATGCTGTAACGGCAATTAATAATCTTGGAGTAGAAAGTAAAAAAAGTAACGAACTTACTATTCAAGCTCCAGAAGCACTACAAAATCTACGCGTACAGACTCCATAAATTTAATGAGTATCTGTTTGGCTATGATAGTCAAAGACGAGGCACCTATTATTACACGGTGCCTTTTGTCTGTTGCCCCATATATAGATCACTACGTAATATGTGATACTGGGTCGTCTGATAATACGGTTGAAGTAATAAAGTCTCTATTTGATGGAATAGGAAAAACCGGAGAAATTTACCATGATAAATGGACAGACTTTGGATCAAACAGATCGTTAGCTTTACAGAGATGTTATGGGAAAGCGGATTGGGCTTTAATGATAGATGCTGATGATAGTATAGAGGGAAGACTACCAATAGAAAAATTAGACCTATCTCAAGACGCTTACAATGTTCATTTGTACAAAGATGGATGCGCTTGGGATAGACCACAAATTTTTAACCTCACAACAAAGAATTGGAGATATGCGGAACCTCTGCATGAGTATCCTACATGCGATTCTGAGGCCACAATTGGCACCCTAGACGGGGATTACAAGTGGGTGGCTAGGTGTGAGGGTAACAGAAATGCCAACCCTACAGATAAGTATAAAAAAGATTATTTTCTACTAAAAAGTTTTCTGATTAATAATCCAAAAGATACAAGAAAACAATTTTATGCTGCCCAGTCCGCTCACGACGCTAACATGATTGAAATAGCGGAAAAAGAATATCTTAAAAGAATAGAATTAGGTGGTTGGCACGAAGAGATATACATATCTTGGTATAAGGTTGGTTTATGTAGATGGACATTAAATAGATGTCCAGAATCCGTAGCTGAAGCATTTTTAAAAGCTTTTGAAACTGACCCTTCTAGATTAGAGGCTTTGTGTCAGTTATCATTCTATTATAGAGTTAAAAATAGACCAGTCGCAGCATTTGCTACAGCTATAGTTGGAAAAGATATGCCAAAAACTAATGCTATTCTCTTTGTTGAAGAGGCTTGTCACGATTGGAAGATTTTAGATGAAATTGGGTCAACAGCTTACTACGCTAATAGAAGCGAGATAGGATTAGAAGTTTGCGAAAAGCTACTTGCTAGTCCAAAAACCCCAATAGATCAACGAGAAAGAATATTGAGTAATTTAAATTTATACAAACAAAAACTTGGACGAACATGATAACTACAGAAGATTTAGTAGATTGGATTAACCAGTTTCCAGCACAACAACAACCTAATCCGCTTCCGGGTCCACAAGGTAGTCAAGGTCCTCAAGGACCAATTGGTCCTATTGGACCTCAAGGTCCAGCTGGAGCATCAGCTGGAGTAAGTCCAGATAGTCTAGAAGGACTACTTTATCTTATCAACCTGTTTGGAGTTAAAAAAGTTAAATCGGAGCAAGAATTTTTAGCAGCTGTAAGAGATGGCAATCACTCAGTTCTCTTAGAGAGAGACATTAATATCAACAGCAATGTTGTTATTACAAAACCCATCTCTGTATATAGTTTAAATAAATCTGCTATTACGTTTAATGGACAAGCCCTAGAGTATCTTTTTGACTTAAGAGCTTCTGTGTTGTTTTATGGAGTACACTTTAAAGGTACGAGCCGAGATTTTGGAAGATGTTTTAATTTAGGTGGCCCAAGGTTTAGTGGATACATTAAATTTAATAAATGCACCTATGAAAACATGGGTAATGTATTCACTGTCTCTGGAGGATCTACTTCACCATTAGCACCCCTTATTGAGATCAAAAATTGCACAATTAAAAGTTGTGGATCAAAAAATTATACTTCGATAGGTAAATACGGCGTAATTGAACTTGCTTGGAACATAGGAAAAGTCGAAATTAGTAACAACGACTTCGAAGATGTATACAGCAATGGTATATGGGTTGGACAAAGCAAAGATTCAGAGGGCTTCATCAATGAAAATAGAATAAAAGCGTTTGGTAGAAATGCTATTGAGACATTTGGCGCTGATAATCTATCTATCTGTGAAAATGTTATCAAAAATGGTACTGGCGCATACGGTGGCGCAGGTATGGGCATCTCAATTGCTGCCGATAACTGTATTGTAACAGAAAACCGAATCACCAATGCTTATTCTTATGGAATAGAGGTATACCAGAAGAATAATATCGTGTCACACAACATTATAGATGGTATTTCTATTGATGTAACCGGCCAAGTTGGTCTTGGAATCTCAATTGACGCCTGTACTAATTCTACAATTGAGGGAAATATCATTCAAAACATCAAATATGGTGCAAAATCTCCAAGATTTGGAATGCAATTGAATAATAATTCAAATTTTAACTCCATCAAGGATAATAAATTCTATTATTTGACAGAAGGTATCAGATTGTTGTCTGGAGACCATAACTCTATTCAAAATAATGAGTTTTCTATGAGTTGGGACGCAAATACTCTCGCTTCTTCTTGTCAGCCAGCTATTATTATCTTCTTTGGCGAAAATAATGTCGTTACAAACAATTTTTCGAAGCTATTAAAAGCTGGAAATGTAGATGGAAGCTTCTTTTTGTCTGCTGGAAGACGAATTTTTGCTGATTTTTCTGGAAAACAGCTTGTTGCGCCTGTTGGCGGCATGGGTTTTACAAATAGATTAGGAAATTCTATTTTAAATAATACAAATATGTCAATATAGTCCTTGACATTTTGAAAAAATGTGATATTAGTTGCCCATGGGTACATTATCCAATACAACGGTATATACTATAGGAAATTTAGAGTATGACTCCTTTTCTTTTGCGGCAAAATGGCGCGATTTAATCGCCCAAGAGCTTAATCCATTAGGAATTAGGGTCTTATCCCCATTAGATAATGTGTTTAAAACTTTTTCTCCTGAAAGCGCGGGCTGGAATAAGAAGCTCAAGGAAGATTTAAAAAACCCTAAGTATTGGGATGAGGTGCACGAAGAGGCAAAAAAGATAAGAAATAGAGATTTAGCAATGGTTGATATTTCAACCTTCTTAATTGCGGTCTTAAATCCAGAAAAACCTACATTTGGTACTACTGATGAGATCATTACAGCAAAACGCGCTTGTAAACCTGTCTTTTTAGTTATTCCAGATAAAGGATATTCTGGAATTCCTATATGGTTAGCTAGTTATTTTAAGCCATCTTGGGTGTATACATCTGTGAACGATGTAATAGGTAAACTAAAGATCATTAATCAAGAACCAGTAGAAAATTTAAACAACAAATACTGGAAAATTTTTAAGTAAAGGAAAAATATGACACCAGAAGATTTAGTAAATTGGATAGGCGAGTTCCCAGGATTGAAAGCTGAGGCACCTGTCCCTATTCCGGGGCCACAAGGACCTCAAGGATATGAAGGACCTCAGGGTCTATTAGGAGTACAAGGCTCACAAGGCTCCCAAGGCTCACAAGGCTCACAAGGTTCACAGGGATCAATTGGCTCAAGAGGGTCAACTGGTCCGCAGGGAAGAAATGGCGTCGCAGGAACGACGGGTCAGCAAGGCTTTCAAGGCTTTCAAGGTTTTATAGGTAAAATGGGCGTAACAGGTCCAGCGGGAGCAGGTATTAATCTTGGTTCTAAATTAAAAGTAGTAACAACGCAGCTTGAACTACAAAGAGCCCTAGAAAGAGAGGGTGTTATTGTTTTAGATGCTCAAATACCTATTACAGATTCTTTGAATATCTACAGCGATTATACACGAATTACTTCTTTCTCTAAGAACAATGGGTTAATTTTTACTCACAAAAAAGTTCCTGGAAATTATGTCGATATTCTAAATGTTGCTGCAAAAAATGTTCGTTTAGATAACTTCTTTATAGATTCTAATCATCCAATTATCACAGATACAGACACCATTACTATAGCTGTCAGAATATCTAGCGATGCAAATATAGATGTCTCAAATTTAAGCATTGAGGAACTAAGCTTTTATAATACTTTTGGTGGTATATGGAGATTTCCGGGTAGCTCATCATCATCATATCTTCATGACCTAACAATTCATAAAAATAAATTTTATGGATTTGGTCATTCTGCCATGTATTTGAATTGGAGGTTTAAAGACCCTCAAATTACCTTTAATAAAATTTTAACTCGCTATAATAACCAAACTCACAAGAGTATAGGCAATGGAATCTGGTTAGGAAACTACGCCGATGGCGCGGTTATTCATAAAAACGTAATTGACGGCGTGGATAGACACCCGATAGAATATTGGAACAGTCAAGATAGCCCGGTAAACACAAATGGAAACTTGCTATCTATAATCTCCGAAAATATAATAACAAATACTAAAGGTTTTGGAATTTCGGCATTTGGTGCAGGCGTAACTAAAATTGTATCAAACATTATAGATGGTTGCGCAATGGGTATCGAAACTTATAATGACAAAACAAACCATAGCGAATTTTTGGTAGCCAACAATTATATAAATAATTTTACTGACCAAGCTATTTCGATTAATAATGTTGAGAATGGACTATACTCAAACAACGTAATAGGAGAAGGTAACTCACCTCACGCCTTCCAGATTATTAACGGTGGTAAAGACATAAAAATTGTTGGAAATAAATTTAAAAATTCAGCGCGCTTTAGTATTCTCGTTAATGGTAAAAGATTAACTATTGCTGGAATTACAAGGGGAGCAAAAACAACGATTACTTGCTCTCAAGATATTTTACCATATGGTTTCTATGTAGGAAAACGTATCTATTTAAGAGACATCACCGGAACAACTCAATTAAATAAAAAGTATTTCACCATTACAGCAATATCTGGTAAAAACTTTGAAATCGACGTTGATAGTTCAACATTTGGAAACTATACTGGCGGCGGCTTTGTTCAGGAAAGATTTAGTAATATTTCTATACAAGGAAATACCTGCTTGAGAACAAAACATGCGAATGGTTATTCAGACGGAAGAACTTTCTATGGATATGATTATCAGTCACTTATACTGAAAAACAATGAATCGTTCTATAAATCTTCATTGGTTAATTGCGGAGGGTTTTATGCTGTTAATTTATCAACTACATATATTGATGATTCTCAAAATCCAGTTTTAACCAGTGGATATAGTCAACTGCTTGGTTCGAATTTGGTTCTTCCAATAGATGAGTAATGTTACAAAAGTTGTTAACTTACGCAAATCTTTTTACGATATTTACATTGGTCGCCCATCAAAATGGGGTAATCCATTTGAAATTGGTAAAGATGGAGATAGGTTAGAAGTGATTGTAAAGTATAAAGACTGGATACAAACACAACAACACCTTTTAGATTCTCTTCACGAATTAGATGGTAAAATTTTGGGGTGCTTTTGTTATCCTCTAATTTGTCACGGAAACATTTTAATAGAGCTTATAAATTCTCGTTTTTATGAAAAAGAAGTTGACAAATGACAATCCTGTGATATACTGCCCAAAGTGTCAGCAAACACTAGATTTAAGAAAACTTTTATCTCTAGTTCATAGAGTTCATGATGATTTTTGTTGTTGTGAATATTTAGACGAACTTGAGGTTATAGAAGTATTAACTGATTGTAGGTTCCATAAAAAAAAGTATAAAGTATGACCGAGCCAAAAGTAAAATGCATCAATTGTTCTGGAAAAGATTGTAAGTTTTGTGGTGGAATAGGGGAATTTGTAGGTATTGCTATTAGCAATACGTGGCCAACTATAAAATCTGAAAAAATTAAGGAACTGGAAAAAGAAATGAGGGAGTTCGAAATTCCGAAACCTTCTGTGATCTTACAGGTAGGAGGAAAGAAGCCGCCGGGGTATCAGGAGCCGCAATCCTCTGCCCCCTCCGCGCCCTCTACCCCTACAACGTCAAAGATGGACGAAAACGAACGCGACCGCTTAGAACTCGCACGCCGCTCTCGTCTCGCACCCACACCATCTATCGTCTGCGTCACCACTCCCGAGTTTGAGGCGGCAGAGTTGATTGCACTCGCAAGATCAAAGCCTGATGAGGGGGCCGGCGGGGGCGACCAGCAGGCGGCGGCACTGGCCCGCGTGCGGGAATTAGAGGTGGAGCGTGACGACTGGAAAAATAAAGCCTTTAGCATGGTCCACCAACGGTTGGCTGAGAAAATCATTAGAGAGCACGAACTCAACGCCGCACACAGAAGAGTTCACGGAGAAGGCTCAGAAGATTGTGTATTTTGTAATTCAAAAACAAGAGTTCCTGTCAATACTGGGAATCAAGAATGTCCACAATGCAGATTGTGTATGCTTGAAGCTGAACATGATCAGCTACTAGCTCCAGACACAGGAGATGATTCTTTATACAACGTGCGGCGATTAAGAGAAGAGTTAGCTCAAGTAAAAATTGAGAGAGAAAAACTTCAAGCTTGGACAAACGAACAACTACTCATTGAAAAAGAGTGGGACGCACAATCTTTAGCTGAACAACTGGGAGCTAAAATGGGTGAAAGTTGTCGAAAAGTTGTAGCAAGAGAAGTTCCTAAGCTTATTGCTCAAAAAGATCATTTTCATTCTGTATTGGAGCAAATTAAACAAAGTTGCCCAGCTATTTTTAGCGGCATATGTTTTTATCCAATGTATGATGGAGACGGAGAGTATATAGGTGAACAATACGTTGATCCTGTTGCAGTGATTGGTAGAGTTATGGAACTTGTTGATGTCGCTCTATATTACAATGATACACTATATAATGTTGATAGTAAATCTTGTAAATGGTGCGGAGATAAGTGTCAAAAACATACAGCAGCTGGATGTAAAGGTCCACAAGGGGAGCTTAGTAGAATTTTCTAATAATGAGCAATGAATATATAGATGACGGAGGGCCTGCGTTTCCTACTACACCAGTAAGCCACGGCTATCGACCAGATACTGAGGGACTTGGAACTGGATGTGGTCCGGGTATGACGCTGCGCGACTGGTTTGCCGGGCAGGCACTAGCTGGAATACTGGCGAATTCATGGTTAACTGAACGGTATGGTGCGCTACCTAATATACGAGCAGCAGACGCATATGAGTTTGCTGATGCAATGCTTAAAGCTAGACAAAATAAAGTATGAATGAACCAACTCCAAAAGCTATTGAAGCGGCAACTGTTCTTGCTCAAACAAAAGCTAAGTCACCTCAATGGTGGGCTGCCGCAGAATTATTTGTAAAAGAAGTGTTTTGGGCTGACGACACAGATTGCAACCAAATGGCCGCAAGAGTCCTTGCCGCCGAAGTAGAAAGATTAAAAAAAGCAATAAATGTGGACCAGTTAGCCGAAAAACAAAAAGAAATTGATAGACTTAGGGCGGCTTTAGTAAGTCAAATACAAAAAACTCGCGAATTACAATTTGACCTCAAGCTAATAGATTACAATATCTATTTGGATAGATGGACACCATTTCTAAAATGTGAATTCTATATAGACAATATGGAAGACGCACATAGATTCCTAAAACAATATAAGCATGACCCAAATGTTTCAGATAACTGAGGACGACTTGGCGATTTTAGAGCAGGAAATACCCCGCCTGCTTGATGCCGCCAATATGACTTGCAACGATCCAATACATAGAAAAAGATGGGAAGCTGTTAAAGTAATTTTATCTAATGTTAGATGGGGTTATGGACCGCCGCTTTCCGTAGAAAGAATAGAATTATGAGCCCAAAAGAAGAATATCAAAAACTCTTAAAAAAGTTAGAAGATAGCGATTTATTTAAAAAATTGCGCGAAGTCGGTAGCAAGATAGGTAGAGTTCCTTATATTACCGATTGGCAAACTTATCAACCCGATCCAGAAGAAGAGGCTGGTAAATATACATCCTTTGGGGATGTGCAAGATAACCAACACGTTTTGTTGGCTTGGCAAAAATTTGTTAAAAATCCAGATAGCAGACATCCATGCCATAATTTTAAAAATGGTTATTATGCTGGACTTGATCAGGGGGTAGACGATTTACAGGAGTACATCCGCTTTTTAAGTGATATTATTTATGAAAGTGAGGTAGAATTAGAAGATTTACTTGACTTTTTGTATAAAGGTGGTATACCTTTAGTGCAAAGAACAGACTTTGGTAAAAAAGCCTACTTAATATCATGAATAAGTTTCTTAAATTGGAAATTTTTAATGAAAAACTTAGGCTTTCTAATGTAATTCCTTGGGATACATTAGATAGTGCCGGTTTAGAAAATGTAGTTTACATATCTTTAAAGGATATGAACGAAGAGTTTGAAAAAGTAAGACACAATCTTTACGAGGCTGAAGAAGTTTGGTCTGATTACTAATTATGCATACTGATAAAATAGAAATAGAATGTATAGACCCACAAGGGAATATAAAAGAGATTGTTTCTATACATAAAAAATATGTAGAAGTATATGATAATCGCGTTTTGCAAACTGCCCTTAATTATCTTTTAAAAGGTAGCGGATATTCTTTTAAAGTGGCTCGACAAGTCAAAAAAACAAATGAAAGTTAAATTACTCAAAATAGACTGTTCAAAATCACAATTGAGGTATGGTGAAAGAGGAACGGCGTTTTATTTCTCAAAAAGCGATGAGGATGACATAATTTTAGACATGACAGACTGGGAAGAAGTTTCTGTAGAGGAATACTATCTATTGATTAATTTTGTCAGAGATAATAAAGAGTATGTTCTTGTTTCCTATCCAGAGGAAAAGCAAATAGTAAAACTTTCTATTCAAGCTATGCTGGAGAAGCAGAAAGAGGATCAGAGAAAAAAAGAAATACAGGACAAAAAAAACAAGGCTAAAGCTTTAAAGATTCAAGAAACCAAGAAAGCTAATAGACTAAAAAAATTAAAGGAAGAACTGGCAAAATTGGAAAATGAATCCTGATATTACTATTTCGCGCTTAAAAAGGCGTATAGAAAAGAAGAATAAAACCATTTTAGGTTTACAGAGAAGAGTTCAGCAATTAGAATCGGCGCTGGCAAATAGAACCCTTGATCTGGGTAATCTTTCGCGCAATATTCGTAGAGAAGTCCAAGACGCTTTATGTAACGTGCGATTTATACCAGTTAGCACAACACTTAGAACAGCTAATATAAAAATTAACGAAAATATATGACACCAGAACAATTCGCGTATTGGATGCAAGGATTTGTAGAGATACAAAACTCTAATGAGCCGCCAACAAAAGAGCAGTGGCAAATAATTAAGGACCATCTACAATTGGTTTTTAACAAGGTTACGCCTCAATATACGCCGCAAAATTATTGCTCCCATCAAATTGACTACAAATCACTTTATTATCCAGTAGATGAGATAAATAAAGGCGAGGTAGACTTCAATAAAGTTCTTATATCTTGCTAATTATGTTAACAACAGAACAAAAATACAAAATCGCTTTAGCTGAATTAAATTTCTTCAAAAATATGTTCAAAAACGAACAGGCTAAATACCAAGATTTGGCTAAAGAATTTCAAGAATTAAAAAAACAATACGAGGAATTAGAAGATGAATACAGAGCGCCTATTCCTGATTGGATTCCTGTTTACGAAGATGGTAAGATAATTAATCTATGAAAATCGACAAACAAATATTTGATTCTCTGCTTGATGAGAGTACCCCCGTGGGTAAATATAAAACCAATCTACAACGTTGCGATAGAAGGGCTAGAGAAGTTGCTGTATTAGTTTTTAAAGATATAACTAAGGGTAGCAATTGGTTTGATTACGATAATAATTCTAATCGCTATGATGGAACATTTGATCCAGAAGAGTATGATGAAGAAATACGCTTTAGAGGTAAGTTTCCAGACTATCAACCTTATTATAGCCTAGACTGTCTTTATATTCCTACTCGGTGGTTATGGACAGACGATGAGGAAATATTAGCTGAATATAATAGAGAAGTTGACAAATACCAAGAGAAAGAAATTGCTAAAAAAAATAAAGCAAGAGCCAGTAGAGAGGAAAGGAAAAAGAAACACGAAGAGATGAAGAAGAGTATTTCGGCTAAATTAACAGAAGAAGAGTT